CCGGCCTGCCGGGCTCAGCTTTGACCGGGCGGGTTTCGCACCCGCTGGACGACTCACGGGATTTCAGAAGGCTACATCGCTTCCTCCTTCCCGACCAGCATTGCCTGGTCGCACGGCGGGGTGGGGGTGGGGGGTCACTCGCGCGGATCCGTGTACCTGGGGCGCGGCTCGATCTTGCAGCACACGCGATGGACCCGCACGTAGAGTTCGTCGTTCGTCTTGAAGAGCATGATCGCGCGGTTGAAAACCCCGATCTCGACTTGACCGCCCTCGTAGTCGATCCTGATTTCGTCGAACTGGATCGGCTCGCCGACGTCCGGGTAGCCGTGCACGCCGCCCAGCGAGAGGAGCCCATTCTCGTGGATGGACCGGACGATCTCCTCGGGGAGGCGCTCCCCTGAGAGTTCGACCGTCTGAAGCGGGCTGAGGTCGCCGGGATCCTCGAGAAACCCGTGGCGGTAGACCACGCGGTGGATCTTCGGCGCGTCGGGAGGAACGGGCAGAGGCTTCACGACTGGCCCCAGAGACAGGGGAAAGATCGAGTCGCTCTTCTGGGGCTCGCGTCGTGACCGGCGCCGTGGCCGAGTCATCGGAGCCTGCCGAGCCTTCGGTTTACGGACACGAGGTCGAACGCCTCGGGGTCAAAGAGGCGGCCGAGCCATTCCCTCATCTCTTCGTGATCGGGATGCTTCGAGTCGCCCAGCACCTTGAGGAGATGCTCGTAGCCCGGGAAGCCTCCGCAGTCGTCGGGCGGACAGGCGCGCTCGCCAGCCAGGCACTCGGGGCACCTGGCCGGAGCATCGGACGGCAAGATCTTCTCGACGACGATCTCGTGCTCCCAGGAGTCCCCGAAGTCGTACTCGTAGATGAACCGCCTCCTTGGCGCCGGGGCGACCTCCGCGAGCGTGTTCGACCTGTCGCTCAGGATCTCCATACGCAGCTGGCTATCCGCCCGGCCGTAGTACGTCCTCCCGACGATGAACTGGTGCATGTGGGAGTCGGTCCACGGCATGGCCCGCTGGAGGATCTCGTGAAGCCGGAAGAGGGAGATGTCCCCGCGGACCTGGAGCCTTCGCCAGATCGGAGGCCGGATGTTGGCAAGCGTGACCTTCAGCTGATAGATCGGGCTCGTCGATCGGTCCGAAGCCGCAGAGGACCGGGTGGGCGCCCACGTCAGGCCCTGACCGCGCAGTGTCCGATTCCTCGTCACGGGAGGGAGTATATCGCAGCGGGGCTCGCCGGCGATGAAGCGACGAGACGTATCACCTTCCGCTCTTGCCTTTCACCTCCCCCCAGGACGTGGACGTCGTGGGGGTGGGGGCGCCCGCGAAGATGTTGCCGCCGAGGCTCCACGGATACCCTCTGCCCACGCGCCTACTCTTGGACCGGACGGATGAGGGAGGCTCCGCAACGGTCGCAACGCCCCTCGAGGGTGAGCATCTTCCCTTCGAGCCGGCCACCGTCCACGGTCATGCTCGACATGTTGCCGCACGCCTCGCACCAAACTGCGGAAAGAATTTCGCTCTCTCTATCGGGCGAGAGTCTCATCCACGCGAGTCGAGCGTCGAGCGGGAATCTCTCCCAGGGAATCGGCTTCGGAATTCTCTTCGTCATTCCTCCGCCACCCTCAAAGCACTCCGGCAACCGGCCATCACGTGCTGTCGCGAACGTCCTACCGTGTGCCCGCTGAGGGCGCCAGCAGTCCCTCGATCCAACCGTTCACGCCCTGGCCCACGAGTGGACCATAGGTGATGAACTTGGAACCGATCCGGGCCGTGCAGGCGAGGTTCACGGAGGCATTCAGTCGGTCATCACGCCGAGCGTTGGCAAAGACCCTGGCCTCAGAGTCGGCGAGCGCCCGCCTGCAGTAGACGAGACGCGAGCGACGAGCGGGAATCTGGATCTCCGATGGCAGGCCGATGTTCTCCAGCGCGGGGCACCCGGACAGCTTGAACTGGGTCACTTGCAAGGACGTGATCGTAAGCGGGCGCCTCAAATAGTTGACGGCGTGGAACCAAACTCCGATCTCGGGGGGAGTCCGGTTGAGACTGATGTCGAAGGAGATGAGCAAAAGTTCCAGCTCCAGAGGGCGCGACCTCTCTGCGAGAATGCGCGCACCAGGCGTGGCGGGAACCCCGTGCCTGCCACGATCGGTTGTCCCCTGCCGGATCTCTCGGGAAAGTCCCAGTAGGCTGGCCAGGAACCTCGCGATCGTCGTCGCTGCATTCAGAAGGGGATCGAGGATCATGGGCCGCCCGGCAATCGTGCTAGTTCACTGGAGAGCCAACGTACACACAGGCGACGGCAGGCTCCTGGCCCCTCTGCATCATCGGGGACGCTTCCGTCGTGGCCGGTAGTCTGAGTCGCCCTCCGCCACGAGCGTCAGCTGCTCCTTCGCCTTCTCCTTGACCCGGGCGGCCTTCTTGAACGTCACGTTGCCCTGGCGCGATGGATAGTCGATCCCTCGACCGTCGAGGAGTTCAGCCACGGTAAGAAGCTGAATCCGCGGATGCTTCGTGTTCCATGGAGAGGAGTAGAAGCCCGCGGTGGCGGCCTCCTTCCGCATCGGCTGAGTCGGCTCCTCCATCGACATGAGAACACCGATCTCGGCTTTCTCCCGCTCGATCACCCCTCGGAGATCTCGGACGTGGTTGGCTGTGAGGTTCCCGGCTTTCACCGACAGGATGATCTGCTTCGTCTTGCCTCCGGTCGCAGACTCGTCGTGAAAGTAGAGCCGGCCATCGATGCCCTTGTCCGCGCCCTTCTTCTGCTCGACAGGACGCGCCCCGACCAAGCCGAGGGCCCACCACTGGAACTGGTAGGGATCATCTTCAGCGAGTTCTGCGGCATCGGGGATGGAGACCGGCTCGCCGATCACCTTGTACGACACGCCGTCCCCGAAGGTGTCGCGCAGGCGGCTCTTGATGAGCGTGACTGCCAGGTGAGTGACGTCGATCCCGATCCAGCGGCGGTTAAGGCGCTGAGCGACGGCCACGGCGGTCCCGCAGCCGCAGAAGGGGTCGAGGACGGTATCGCCCTCGTTGCTGCTCGCCGTGATGATGCGTTCGAGTAGAGCCTCGGGCTTTTGCGTAGGGTATCCGAGGCGCTCTTTGGCAACCGGGTTGATGGCATTCACATCCATCCAGGTGTCATCGATCTGGGTAGTCCCGGAGCTTTCAGAGAGATACTGCTTGTATGACCATTTGGCGCCCGTCCTCTGAGGAGCGATGAGCCTGTTGTCGGCCTTCAGTCGATCGAACGTCTCCTTGGAGAAGGTCTTGAGCAGAGTCTTCCTGTAGGGTCCGCGACCATCGCTATCATCCCACTTGAAGCGAGCGCGATACTCATCGGAATAGGGGCGAGTTGGAGGAGACCACGTCCAGTCATCCCCACGAGAGTAGAAGAGGATCACGTCGTGCGACCGAGGGTACTGCCGCGCCCGGGCCTTGCTGCTCCCCGAGAAGGGCGTCCGCTTCCAGACGAGCTCGTTCCTGAATGCGGGGGGCCCGAAGACAGCGTCCATCAAAACTTTCAGGTAGTGAGATGCGGTTGGATCACAATGAAGGTAGATCGATCCGGACGTCCTCAGCACCCGGCGAAGCTCCACCAGACGAGGGGCCATCATGGCCAGGTACGCCATCATGTCGCTCTCGCCCAGGAACAGTCGAAATGCCTGCATCGCAGCGGAGACAGGTCCCCCAGCCTCCACGACTTCCTGGTACGCTGCTTCTGCTCCCTGATCCCACCTCCACGTGTCCTCGAACGCCTCGAACTGCGCGGCCGAGCGCGACCCGTTCTGCTCGGCGAACAGCACGTTATAGTCCTGGTTGCTCTTGAACGGCGGGTCCAGGTAGACGAGGTCGACCGTTTCGTCCTTGATGTGCCGACGGAGGACGTCGAGGTTGTCGCCGTAGAAGAGGAGGTTTTCGGCCAAGTGGCCCTCGCGGTTGTAGATGGGTCCGAAGGCCGATCTTACCACGCCGGAGGAGTAGAGGCGGAAAGGCGTGTCGGGGGCCATGGGGATGGTCACGCGCTAGCTGGGATGACCTCGCGGAGAGTGACGGCTGGACAGCCAGGGCTCCCGTCGACGACAACGCGGGCGATCAAGATCTCAGAGACACGGCGGCGCTCGCGTGGTAGGAGAGCGCCCCATACGGTCGGGAAGTCGGCCACGGTCCGGGCGACCTGCTCCGGGTCGACCTCCATGGCGGCCAGGGAGGCGGCCTCCTGCTTGATCGCGGCCAGGCGCGCCTCGTGCTCGCTGACACGGCGGTCCAGAGCGGGCATGCGATCGTGGGTCGTCTCGGCCCGTTCCTTGGCTGCATCCCGGATGGCCCGGTCGATGGCCCGCTTCTCCGCGTTGAGCCCCCGGCGCTTCTCGGCGAGTTGCTCCTTGGCGGCGAGCGTGATGGCTTCGACCACGGCCGGGTCGTTCGCCCGTTTCGCGATCTCCGCGACGACCTGGGCCTCGATGGCGGGGGCGGAGACGTGGCGGGAGGGGCACGCGGCGCGGCCCTGCTTGAGGGCTCGGGAGCACCGGTAATATCGATACACCCTCGGCCCCTTCCTCGCGCAACTTGGCGACATCGCGGAGCCACAGGAGCCGCAGTAGAGCAGCCCTCGGAGCAACGCCCCGCTCTCGTACCTCGCCGCCCGGGTGTGCTCCCCGCCGTTCTGCTCCAACCGCTCCTGCACGGCGGTCCACGTGGCCCGGTCGACGATCGCCGGGGACTCGGACTTGAAGGCCGCGCCGTCGACCACCACGCGCCCGACGTAGACGGGGTTCGAGAGCACGCGGTGGACGCTCGACTTCGACCACGCGACCCCGCCCCGTGTCCCGCCATCCCGAGTCCCCGTGACCTTCGTTTTCCAGCCACGGGCGTTGAGGGCCTCGGCCACGTCGATGAGGCTCTCGTGCTGAAGGTACAGAGCGAAAGTTTCCTTTACGCGCTGAGCCTCGACGGGGTCGGGGATCAACTTCCCGGACACGAGCGTGTACCCCCAGGGCGTCACCCCGCCCGTCCACCGGCCCTTCTTCCTCGCGGAGACCACCGCGTCCCGCGTCCGCTCGCTCACGAGGCTCCTCTCGAACTCCGAGAACGACATCAGGATCCCGAGTGTGAGCCGCCCGACCGCCGACTTCGTGTCGAACGACTGCGTGACGGAGACGAGCCGGATCCCGCGGCGCTCCAGCATGGCCACGAGGGCCGCGAAGTCGGCGAGGTTCCTCGACACGCGGTCCAACTTGTACGTGACGATCGCGTCCACGCGGTCCGCCTCGATGTCGGCGAGGAGCCGCTGCATCCCGGGCCGCTGGAGGGTGGCACCGCTGATCCCCTGGTCGGAGTAGGTGTCGGACACGTTGAGCCAGCCTTCGGCCTTGTGGGCGACGATGAACGCCTCGCAGGCCTCCCGCTGGACCGAGATGCTCGCGGACTCGCCATTCCCCTCGCTGACCGACTGCCGGCAGTAGACGGCACACCGAACGACGGTGGGAGCGGCCACAGACGACCCGTTGCCGCCCCCGTTCCGCCGCCCGTTGACGAGGACCGTGGCCACTACGCCGCGCCCCCCGTGCCCCGCCCGCTCACCGCTGCCCCCTCGCCCGCCGCCCTCTGCCCTCGGGAAGCCGGACCGTGCCCTTCTTCACGCCAGCGTGGGTCGGGCAGCCCTTCTGGACGAGCGCCCACGCCTTCCTCGCCTCCCGGTCGAACGCCGCGCGGGAGAGGCCGTCGAGCGTCCCGTGGCCGAGCACGTCGCGCATTACCTCCTCGACCTCGTCGGCCCGGTCCTCGGGGCAGCCCGCGGCCTGGACGATCAGGGCCTCGTAGGGCGTCATCGGACGCGCCTCCTGTCGGCGAGTCGGACCTGGTTCCCGGAGGTTGCGCCCGGGATCAGGCTCACGAAGAGCGAGATGGGACCGTTCTTTTCGGGTCGCCAGACCTCAGCCTGCAGCACGCGCCCGTCCTTCTCGACCACCAGGATGATTTCGTCTTCAACATCGAACACCTGCGCGATCCTCCCGCCCACGAGATCCCTGGCTGTCATCGCGTCGTCTCCTCTGTCCTGGGATGCCGCTCCCCAAACGAGCGCATCCAGTAGCCGTGCACCACGCGAGCGTTTGCGGGGCCGAGTTCGGGATACATCTCCAGCAGCGGGACCGACGCGCCCCACATATTGCAGACGCCGCTCTCCCGAAGCGCGTCGAGGAACAGGATATGTTCCTCCTCTACGCACTCGGGGCGCTCGACCCTCGGTGTGTCGGTCATCGACCCTCTCCTTCCCCGAGCAACTGCTCCTTCGCTTCGAGGTCGCCGAGAAAGGCGGCCACGTGGAGCAGGTCGACGCGCGCCTTCTTGAGATCCGCCACGTGGCTCCAGTACTGCGGGGTCGCCTCCTGCCGGGCCACGTGGGCGTTGAGCACGGCGGGGAGGCGGTCGATGATGGCCCGCACGTCCCCCTGGACGCGCCGGTACTCTCGGGCCGCGTTCACGGCGCCACCTCCTTCCTGCCGGCCACCCCGAACCACGCCCGCCCGTTGATCGACTTCGCCCCCGTGATCGCACGCGCCACCGCCGTCAGGCTCGTGTACGGCCTCCCGTTCCACGTGAACCCGTCCCCCGCCCGCCGGACCGTGTAGGTCACCCCACGCCAGACCCGAGTGATCGTCGCCCCGTCGTCGATCGCCTCCACGGTCGCCACGGCCTCGACGAACCGCGCGAGTCCCTGCCGGGCCCGCTCCCGGTCCGCCCGAAGGCGAGCGAGCATGTCCTTCAGGTTCGTGCCGTAGGCGAGCACATCGGTCTCCCCGCCCCTCCGCCGGGAGACGATGTAGCCGACGGTTCCCCAGGCGTGCCGGCGCTCGATCACCTGGGCGGTCGGCCCGAGGAGACTCCGGGCTTCCGCGAGCGCGTCGTCGCGTGTCATCGGCGCGTTCATTTCTTCCCCTTCGCGCGACCGGGCTTCCGGCCACCAGGCCTCACCAATCCGAACCAACGCGGCCCCGAGAGATGCGACTTGGTGATCTCGCAGGCGAGTTTGCTGAGGCTGGTGTAGAACCGCCCGTCGTATTCGAACCGACCACCCTCCATGCAAGTCACCACGATCTTCTTGCCCTTGTATTCCCTCACCAATTTGGTACCAGGCGTCAGCACCGCCGGCTTCCCGCTCGCCGGGCCCTCGATCACCTTCCCCGCGATCTCCGCACGCGCCCGCCCGCGAACACGCCTCGGCTTCTCGCTCGGCGCAGCGCCCTCGGGCTTCGCCTCCGCCTTCTTCTTGGTGCTCATTAGTGTCTCCTCTCCGGTCGTTGGTTAGTTCGGCCGCACACCAATTCACGCTCTCTTCGGGGAGACACATCCACTCGAAAGAGAGGGAGAGGCGCAGATTCTTCCGAGCCCACAACCCCCGACACGTCCGGGGGTTGTGGCGGCAGCGGGCGGTGCGGCGCCGGCGAGCCCCCTCATCCCTCTGACGGAGGCGCAGGGGACGCCCCCTCTTCTCCCTCGGCAAGGTAGGCCCTCGTCGCGCTCATCAGCGCTTCCATCGTTTCGTTATCAGGGAGCTCCGTCTCGATGGTGACGCGCGCGCGTTGCTGATCAGGTCGAAGAAGTGAGTCCGTGCGTTCGCCGAAGTGGGCATGGATCTCTTCCCTGGTGGCGATGTAATCGCTGCAGTAGACCTTCCTGTCGCCCCGGCGCTCCACGCGCCACCAGACAGGGCGCCGCAGCGGACTGTTGTGCGGGTCGTATCCCTCCGCGAGCACCTCGTCGCAAGGTACGCAGGCCGTCCTGACGACGGGGGTGAGCACGACGGCGAGAGGATCGCTGTCTTGCCTGACCTGGATCACGAACTTCCCCTGTTCATGGTTCTCGTTCATGTGGGCTCCTCCGTTTGAGCGGGATGCGCTCGTTGCGGTTCATCCCTTCCACGTCCTCGCACCGGGCCCCTCCACGGCAACGATTGGCCAGGACACGCACGAGGCCGACGGCGAGAAGGGCCGCCAGTTTGCAGATCCTCTCCTCGCTCGACGTCGCCCCGTGGGAGGAGCGCCCTGCCGCCTCGATCATGAAGCCTCGTTCCATTCCGGATCGTGGTCGCCGTTCGGGAACACCTCCCCCTCGATCTCTTCCAGCACGTCGAGCACGCGCCCCACAACGGCTCGCTCAACCGCTTCGATCTCTTCCCGGTAAAGCGGTGGCTTCTGACGCGCGAGTCTGACGATCAAGGTCCTCTCGGGACCCGCGTGGACCTCGATGCCCCTCACGAACCTCAGCCCGAGCCGACACGTCGCCCTGTACAGGAGCGAGTCACCGCGGTAGGGGACGAGCCAGATGCTGACGGCCCTTCTCATCACCCCTCAGCGCGCCTCCCGTCCACCCCGACCAGCCGCCGAAGCTGCCCCAGGATCGCCCGCTCGAACTCCGCTGTGGCCTCCCGGCTCAGGGGGAAGTGGATCGGGTGCGGGTGGCCCGTCGACGAGAGCTTCCTCGGGAACGTGAGGAAGAGCCTCCCCGTCTCGTCTCGCCGGATCGCGATGTCGTTCAACACGACGTCGTGGTAGCGACACGACGCGTACGCGAGCAAGCCATCGCGGCCATCGGGGACGAACCGGAACCGGACCTCGGAGATCCGGGGAGCTTCATCGCGCTCCACCGGACTGCGGCTAACCATTTGTCATCGCCTCCTTTCGGGTTGGGTTTGGTGAGTGGGGTCGCGGCGCCCGGGGCCTGGCGCGCAGGCATGCCACGGGGGCAAAACGGGAGGTCCGGGAGGTCCGGGGGGTGTTCCTCCGGGTTTTATAGGAGAGTCCAGTTCCCTTCTCACGCGCGAGAATGCCAAAGACCTCCCGGACCTCCCGCGGTTCGTCCCGCGGTCTTGGTATGAAAGAAGTTGCGAGGCGGGAGGTCGTCATTTGACCTCCCGGTGACCTCCCGGACCTCCCGGATGGCCTGTGTTTGCAACGCGTTCCGCGTCCGGGTCGTATGTCATCCGGTAGAGCGAGTTGTTCCCAGACCTTTCCTTCTCGAGTCGGTGACCCCGAAGCGGGCGGTCGACCATCTGGAGGAGGACGCCCTTGGTGAAGGTCATGAGCTGGCTGGACTCGTGACGGGCGGTCACCCAGGGGAAGATGGGGGGCAGCGAAACGAGAAGTCTCAGGGCGTCGGATGCGGATATTGGCGCCCCGCCGTGGCGTGCCCACCAGCGCTCGGCGAGGGCCTGAGCGTCGGCGGTCCAGTCGTCGGCGACCGAGACCCAGGCGCGGTAGTTCGTCATCCACGCGTCGAAGCCGGCGAGGTGGAGGATCCCGCCGATCGTCCTCGCCCACTCCTCGAACCCGCCGAGTCGCGCGGTGCCCGGGGGCTGGCCGGCCTCCTTCCAAGCGAGCACCAGGCCGAGGAGGATGGCGAGAAGGCGGCGGCGGTTCTCCCGCGCGTACCTCTGGATGTCTGGGTGGGCGAAGTCCGCGCGGTCCTCAGGATGGTCGTCGAGCGGCTGGAGCCAGATGGGGACGCACCGCTTCGCGACCTCGCCCGTCGCGCGGACGTTGTTGCCAGAGGCGACCGGGATCAGGTTGTTGGGAAGCTCCGGGGTGCGGGACTCCCCGAGCTGGCGTCCCTTCCAGATGCGGGACGTCAGGAGCGAGGAGAGCGCGGCGGAATCCAGTGCGGCCCGGGTCGGAATGTTGTCGAGGTGAGTGACGGTCGCTCCTTCGAGGATGAGCGAGGTGATGCGCTTTTCGCGTTCCTCCTCGGACATCCCGATCTGGAGCGTCGGGATCGGACGGCCGCAGATGCCGCGGCCAAGGAGCGACGAGATCAGAAGTCCCTTGCCCGTCCTCTCGAGCGAGGCCATGACGAGGTGCATCGGGATACAGCCTTCGATGGCCGGGGCGAGGAGCGGCGTCAGGAGGAGCCCGAGGAAGTTCTGCTTCGACGCGGAGTCTTTGAACGGGAAATCGACCAAGAGGTCGTCGATGAAGGCGGCAATCTGGCTCGGCTCGATGCGCTCGGGCACGAGACCGACGAGATCGGGCGGCTCGTCGTAGTAGATCCTGCTCCCCGCGTTCCAGCCAGGCCGGACGAGGTTGAGGCCCTCCTCGGCGAAGACGGGGTAGTGCGTGAGGAGCCGGAGCGCGCGAACACGCTCTGACCAAGCGGCGGCGGCCAGGACAAGTGCTGCGTGGTCTCGCGACGAGGCGACGAAGATCCGAGCGGGCTTCTCCGCCTTCCGCTTCCTGAGCCACTTGGCGAGCTGCACATGTTCGTCGACCAGCAGGCGCATTCGGTCCACCCCGATCTCGATGAACCGGCGATCCCCCGGGACTCCGGAGATATCCCCGACGACGCGATCCCAGCGGTAGAGGAGGCCCTCCGGGAGTGCCTCGAGAACCGCGGACGCGAAGTCGTCGTTGCCGATCTCGAAGCGCTGGCCGCGGTCCGTCGTGTGCTGACCGGGGACGAGGATGTAGCCATCCCGATGGCGGGCCGGGGAGGGGCCCGGCTGGGGTGCGCCCTTGGGTTGGGAGGTGTCCTGGCTTGCGGGCGGCGAGGGTTCGCGGGGTTCCCGGCGTCCTGCGCGCCAGCCGCTCCGGATCGTCGCCTCCGCCTCCCGCTCCGTGAGCCCGGTGGCGAGAGCGGCTTCGAGGAGGCGCCGGGCGGCCGGGTGCGGTTCGAGTTGATGGCCTGCGGCGAGTTGTCCGATGACGAACGCGGCGCGGTTCAGGGTGTCGTTGCGCGTCCCCTTGGCGGCGGAGCGGACGCGCTGGGCCTCGGCCTCCAGCGCAGCGAGCCCATAGGGCGTATCGGTCGCGGGGTTGTCGCCGCTCCCGTCGTGGCGTGGCGTGTCGGTGGGGACCCGCGGGGGCACGAGTAGATCGAGGAGCCAAGGCGGTAGCGGCGCGACCGGCACGTCGTCGGGCGCGCTCGACAGCTCCCACAGATACTCGCGGCCGTTCGCGTGCCGGCTCGGCGGAGCGACGACGTAACCGGCGTCGCCCCTCACGTCGATTCCGGGGAGGCCGAGGAGGCGCACGGCGTTCCGGATGCGGGTCTGACCGCCTGGGTGCTGGAAGTAGAGGTGGCGCCCCCCTCCTCCGGTGAGCGCCTGAACCGTGTCGGGGAGTGGGCCGAAGCGCGACTTCAACTCGAGGAGCGACTCCTCGCCGCCGTGGCGTGCGTCGGCGTCGAGGACCACCAGGCCGCTCTTGGCTCCCGTCGCGATGCCGACGTTGGCGTTCGGCCACTTCCTCCACCACGCGCGGATCCGACGCTCGTCCGTCGTGGCATCCTTCAGTCCGCGCGCGGTGCGCGGGTGCTTGGCCGGGCTATCGCAGCTCTTCCGGCCACACGAGCAGATCCCGTCTTCCGCGCTTTGAATCGGGAGGACGCGCCACCCATGGCGTGCGTAGGCGAGCGCGGCCTCGAGCCGATCGTTCGGATGCTCAGCGGGTACCAGCGCCGACATCGTCGACCCTCCTGCCGAAACCAATAGTGCGACGCGGCGGCTCACTGGTGCCGGTTCCAGCGCCTCGGTACCGCCACAACTGCTCAAGGAGGCAGAGCGTGACCGCCCGCCCATGGCGCCGGTCTCCCGCGAAGAGGACGGGGACACCAAACCGAACAGACCACGCCAAGAGCGAGCGCACCGCTGACCGCGCGCTCATCCTGGTGAACTCGGGAGCCTGCAAGAAGCTCGGGAGCGACGCCTCGATTACGATCGCCGCGTACTCGAGCTGCGACAGCCTCTCCACCTCGCGCAGGAAGCGCGCGCGGTCGTGACCGAGCGATGCGTAGGCGTCCTTCTTCGACTTTCGTTCGATCGCGATCCGGTCCTCGAGGCCAGCGATGCTGTAGTCCCCGGTGGGGAGCGGCTTGGTGACCGCTCCCCGGAACCGGTACGGCCTTTGTTCGCGGGAATCGATCACGACGACGAAACCCGCGTTCGTTTCAGAAGGGGAGGTCGTCGTCCCCATCGCCATCCGTCGCGCCCTCCTCGCTACCAGCGGCACCGTCCACGTCGCTCGCCGCGGCCACGTATCCGGCGAACGGGACGCGGTTGCGCGTCTTCTCCTTCTCCTCCTCGTCGACGTACTCCTCGATCTCGACCCGCACACGGCAGGTTTTTCCGTGGATCATGGCGGGCGTGAGATCCAGCTCTCCGGAGACGTCCAGTCCGAGTCGGGAGCAGACGAACTTCACCCGCTTGAGCGCCTTCTCCGAAAAGACCAAGTTGTCGAAGATGAGGCGGCCCGCGTATTCGCCCTCGGTGACGACGAGCCGGAGCTTCCACATCTCGTCTCCCCGGCTCGTCCGCGCCTCCTCGACTGAGTCGATTCGACACGCGTAGGTGCCCTCTGGGAGTGGCGTGAAGTCCGTCGCGTCGTCGACCGTGCTGAAGTTGATGCGTGGCATGTCATGCCTCCTTTCCGTGGCTGGTGGCGGCCGCCTTCGCGTCACGAGCCGCCTTGAGTTTCTCGATGATCTCGGTCGCGGCTTCGGCGGTGAGGTTTTCGATGCGATCGGCGCCGTACGCCGCGAGCCGCTGCGTTACGAGGGTGTCCCTGAGCCCGAGCGTAATGACCAATGCTCGCACCTCGCGGACCTGCTCCTCCGACGCGGGAACCACGGGACGTGCCTCACGCGTGAGGAGGTCGTGCCCGAATGCGTCGGCGAGTACCTTGTAGGAGATCTCGAATTCCCCTTGGGGAAGCTTGTTGGACCGGTCCTTAAGCGCCTCCGCCATGAACCGGCCGTTCTTGTCCCGGAAAAGTTTCAGGGCGACGTCGAAGAGATAGGGCAGGCTCTTCTCGGCGTCGTGAGTCGTACCGATGGTCTGCATGAAGCCGCCCTCTGCGTACAACGGCTTCTCCCGCGCCGTCACGATCACGTTCATGTCGAGGGCGCTCAGTTTCCTCATGAGCTCGCGCCACTCGGCCTTGATCGTCGCCCACTCCTTCGGACCCAGATCGAAGTACTCGAATCGATGGCCCTTCGCGCCCTTGTTGCGCTTGAGGAAGATCGCGCTCCACTTGCGCTGGAGTGCCTCCCAGTACACGGTGATCGGGTCTATGACCAACGTTCGGTAACCGTGTGGGTGGGACCCGAGCCAGTCGACCGCGACCATGACGGCGTCGGCCGTCGTCGCCGGAAGCACGTCGAACTCGAAGGCGGATCCGTACAGATCCGTCCCGGCTTCCATATCGATGAAGACAGGGCCTGGGCACTGGAGACCTAGAAGGGTCTTCCCAGCCCCAGCCGGACCCTGTGCCAGTCCCTTGAATCGCTTCGGCCGGGCGCTGGCTCTCTCGAATGGACAGTCACCCGGGCGCTCGCTGTCCGGGCCGCGCTCTACCGGCGGGTCGCTTCCGGAGATCGCGCGGGGTTGGGTGGTTTGATCATTCATCGGTCTACCTCCTTGGGCGCCCACGAGGAGCGCCGCGGTTAGTGAGAAGAAAAGCAACAGCGCAAGGCACAGGCGCTGGCCTTCGTGGAGGATCCTGATGGGATGGCGACGGGCGCCCGACCGCTCAAGAGGCGCCTCGCCGTCGATGCCGGGAAGGAGGGCTGTGGGTGGAGAGGTGGCGACTGAAAAGTCGTTCTCGGAGTCGAGGTACAGCGGCACCGCCCCGTGCGAACGTGGCGCGGCATGGATGCGATCGTTGCGCGGGGAGGTGGGTCTCTGGAGGGAGGCTTCCGGAGAGAGGAGCCGTCCGGGGGGACGCGATCTACATGAGCGAGTCGAGGCGTCGGTCATGACGCCTCAAGTTTGTCGCGCCCCTCACGAGCGGTCGATCCAGGCTAAGGGATGTCCCTTAGCCTAGACGGGCCCAGTCGAGCGTGATCCAGAACTGTGCCTGCTTGTAGTAGTAATGCGTCAGCTTCTTCGCCTTGTCCCCGTGATGCCTGAAAGGGCCAGGCAGAACATCCCGCGCGATCTCCTTGAAAGTCTTTCCCCTCTCACGAAGATCCCAGACCTTGAGATACATCTCCCACCTGTCAGGGGAGGGCCTTTCGGGCAGGGTCTTCAGCTTCTGCGCCCTCTTGAGGCGTTCAACCTTCCTGATGATCCTCTCGAAGTCGTAGCGGAGTCGGGCGGCCGGGTGTCGAACGTCGACTATGAGATAGAGGTCAACTCCGCCATTGCAAAACGTGGCAAACCGCTCGTCCTCGTACCGTGGGCCTTCGGGCCGGCCGCCTTCCGCGAAGCCTCGGTCGATGGGCCCGACGTCCCCCTTCGTCGGAACCATGTCTCGGATCATCCCGATCGAATCGAAGATGATGCCGTTCAGGCGACCCAACTCTTTCGGAGACTTGTCGACGTACGGTCGGGGATCCCAGACATGGAAGACTCCGAAGCGCAACTTGGCGCGACGGTGAAGGGCCTTGATCCTATCAGCTAACTGTTCCTCCTCGACGCTCGGCTGATGAGGCCGGTCGACCCTGAGGAGATCCACGAGAGACTTCCTTGCCTTGTTATCATGTCGCGACTTCCGCAGCATTCTTTCGACATCGCCTCTCTCGGGCGAAGTCCGATACAGGTGCCTCAAGACGTTCCGAAGTCCCTTCGGTGGCGACTCGGGTGATCGCCTCCTCTGCCAGCGCCTCAGCTCTGCCCACTGGTGCGGGAAGAGGAACACCTCCGATCTGTTACGGGCGTCGGTCCACTCCTTCGCAAGTTGGTCGTGTTTTTCGTAGAGCGCTAGGTATTCCCTGTTCCGAGCGAGGCATTGGACTACGAACCAGCGCTCATACCGGATGTGCTGCTCGATGCTCTCCGGGGCCTTCCTGGGCATGCGGTCCCTCCCTCCAGACCTGGGGGACAGACAAGTCATGATCCCGCTCCATGCGCGACGACGGGCGGGCTGCCGCGATCTTATCGCAGCGCGGCGCTGAGCCGAGACCGCTTCTCGTTCTCTCTTGACAAGAGCGAGGAGGCGGCTCAACACTGCTCTAGCAGTCTACGACTCGCCTTCCAGGCGATCCCGGCAGCCGGGGCGCCGCGCATGATTCGATCGACGCGTGGTGCGCCGGCTTCTGCTTTTGTGCCCACGCAAGCGCACAGATGTTCTGGCCACCCATGGAAAGGTAGAAGCCGATGCGGGTGACCGTAGTGAACGCGTCGGGCCTCAGGGGCACGCTCCGGAGGATGCTCCGCTGCGTGCTTACGGCCGTGGTGCGGAGCCCGGCGGCCGTGCGACGGGTCGTCGCGAAGGTCGGCGCCGCGTGGGAGGGGGCGCTGTGACGGCGGCGCGCTACGTGCTTGGCGGTCATGGCGGGCGCGCTCCTGCGGGCGGTAACCCAACACCAGCGCTGAGGTGGAACGGGGGGCGTGGCAGCACGATAAGCCAATTGGTAACACTATGCGCGATTTGTGGGCGATAGGTGACACCAACGCTCAACGCGCTAACGCAAGGTACTGTGCGGGGTTATGCGCCTCGGGTGACGGCGACCCCGGAGCCCATGCGGTGGGAGGGTTTTCGTGCAAGTAACCAGAGGGCGAGCGGTAACCGGATCGAGCCGGAAAGGCGCGAAGAAGGCGGCACAAGCGCTTGGGGGGCGTGGTAACCGGGCTGGTGGGGTGGAAGACGGGGTAACCACAGCCGCGCCCCCCGTCGTCGCGCGGATCGCGATGTGGTCCATCGATCGCCTCCACCCGCTGGCGAGGAACCCGCGGGAGCACTCTCCCGAGCAGATCGAGGAGATCGCCGAGTCGATCCGCCGGTACGGGTTCCTCGTGCCGGTGATCGTGAACGAGAAGCAGGGCAAGGTCCTGGCCGGGAACGGACGCGTCGCTGCAGCCCAGCGGCTCGGGTTGCGCGAGGTTCCCGTCGTCGGGGTGGGGCACCTCTCCGAAGCCGAGCAGCTGGCGTTCATCGTGGCGGACAACACCATCGCGACGCACGCCACGTGGAATGAGGAGGTCCTCGCGGAGTATTTCACGGAGATCGAGAGGCTCGGGCTGGACCCCGCGGCGATGACCTTCTTCTCGGAGGAGGAGGTCGAGGCGATCCTCTCCGAGTTCGCGGACGCGCACGCGACGGTCGTCGAGGACGAGGCCCCCGCGCCGCCCGAGGAGCCGGTATCGCGATCGGGCGACCTCTGGTGCCTGGGCGAGCATCGCGTGCTCTGTGGGGATGCGACCGTTCTGGATGACGTCCGGCGCGTCGTCCCCGTGCCTGCGACGATGTGCTTCACGGACCCACCGTACGACATCGCGTATCGAGGGAGCGGGCGGCAAGTGGCCGAAGGCAATCAGCGGGCGCCCATCGCGAACGACAACTTGGGGGCCGACTGGCCGGCGTTCATCGGGAAGGTCCTCGCGAACGTCCTCGCGAGCACGCGGGGTGGCGTGTACATCTGCATCGGCTGGCAGCGCCTCGGAACTCTGCTCGACGTGTTGGTCGCGGCTGGCGGACACGTCTCGACGGTCATCTGCTGGGCGAAAAACCATTTCGTCCTTGGGGGTGGAGATTTCAACCCGCAGTTCGAACTCATCGCGTATGCCTGGCGGGAGGGCTCGGAGAGAGTCTTCAACGGCGGGGACGGCGAGTCGAACCTGTGGTCGATCGACCGGCCGGCGGCGAGCCCTCTGCATCCCACTTCGAAGCCCGTCGAGCTCGTGGCCCGAGCGATCGCGAACTCCTCGCTCCGGGGCGACGCGGTACTCGATGTGTGCGCCGGGTCCGGCACGACCGTGGTCGCGGCCGAGCAACTCGGTCGGCGGTGTGCCGCGGTTGAGTTGGACCCCGCCTACGTCGACGTGATCGTCACCAGGTGGATGAACCTCACGGGCGGGGCCGCTACGTTCGAGGCCACCGGCCAGACGTTCGCCGAGGTCGCGGTCGACCGAGGAGTCGCCGAATGCCGTTGATGTCGATCCGCGCCTACGCGCGCCACCGCGGCGTGACGCACCCGGCCGTGCTCAAGGCGCTCGCCACGGGTCGGATCCACAAGTCGACTGATGGGAGGATCGACTCGGACGTCGCTGATCGCGAGTGGGCTCAGAACACGAACGAGGCGAAGCCCCGAAACAGCGTCTCCGGAGAGCCCCGCCGCCGACGGGTCCCGGATGAGCCCTCGAGGCCGACGCTCGGTGTCACGCACGGAGGGATGACCGGGATCGCGGGCGGCTATGCGGCGTCCCGCGCTGTGCGCGAGAGCTTCGAGGCGCGGCTCCGGCAACTCGACTACGAGGTCCGGAAGGGGAAGTACGTCGAGACCGAGCACGTGAAGACGGTCGTGTTCAACTGGCAGCGCCGGTGCCGGGATCTCCTGCTGGCGATCCCCGATCGCGTGGCCGCCAGCGTTGCCGCCGGGAAAGACGAGGCGACATGCCGGCGGATCCTGGCCGAGGAGATCGACCGAGTGTGTGAGGAGTTGGCGCGTGTCCCAACGGTCTGACGTCGTCACCGAGGCGCTCGCGGCAGCGTGGACGCCTGAACCGAAACTCACCGTGAGCGAGTGGGCGGACCAGCATCGCATGTTGACCGGGAAGTCCTCCGCGGAGCCCGGACACTGGCGCACGGAGCGGACTCCCTATCTCCGGGAGATCATGGATGCGCTGAGCCCTTCGCATCCGGCTCAGCGCGTCGTGTTCGTGAAAGGGAGCCAACTCGGAGGTCCCCTCGCGCTCGACACTCCGATCCCGACGCCCGATGGGTGGACGACCATGGGCGAGATCCGGGTGGGCGATCAGGTCTTCGACGAAGGAGGCCAAGTCCGGTCCGTCACGTACGTCTCTCCCGTGATGCTCGGCCATCGCTGCTACGAGATCCGATTTAGCGACAGGACCTCGATCATCGCAGACGCCGAGCACCGCTGGGCCGTCGACGACGACATCCACGGACAGAAGCGGATCAAGCGCCGCGTTCTCACCACTCAGGAGATTGCCGCGACCTATCGTCATGGGAAGAACCGGAATCGATACGCGATTCCCATCACGCGACCGCTTGATCTTCCGGAGCGAGAGCTTCCCATCGCTCCCTACGCGCTCGGTGCCTGGCTCGGCGACGGGAATGGTGCCTCGAACCAGATCACGGCGTTCGAGGACGATGCCGGTGAGATAGGTCAGCAAATCGCCGCGGGCGGCCACCGCGTCGTTGTCCGGCGGCCTCAGTGGATCAAGGGACGCTGCATGAACCTGATCATCGAGCCGGCGCTGTTGTCGGGAATCTGTCGCCGAGGACACGACAAGGAGAAGGTCGGCGTCTACCGGGTTCTCAAACGTGGGAAGCCGGCCGAGCGTTGTGCAGAGTGCGCTCGTCAGGCCGCGATGGCCGCGAAGTATGGACGAGCTCGTGATCCCGTCGTCCGCGCACCCTCGTTCTTCTCGCGGCTTCAGACGCTCGGGCTGGTCCGCAACAAGCGGATCCCGGAGACGTATCTCCGGGCCTCCTCCGAGCAAAGGATGGACTTGCTCCGGGGCCTGATGGATACGGACGGCACGATCACCAAGACTGGGTGGTGCTCCTTCGACTCGGCCGACCTCTGTCTCGTCGCCGACGTGCTCGATCTGCTGCGTGGCCTTGGTTTCAAGCCGGCCCTCAAGATCCGCGAGGGCCGCGGCTTCTCGGGCAAGACGGAGACCAGCACGATGCATCATTCTCTCGGCTTCCAGGCCTACGATGACCGGCCGGTGTTCGCGCTGAGAAGGAAGCGGGAACGCATGCGGAATCGGCTGACCGGTCGGCCGACGGAAGCCGAGCGACGCCGGATCGTCGAAGTGCAGCCGTTCGCCAGCGTGCCCGTCCGTTGTATCGCCGTTGATGCACCCAGCCATCTCTACCTTGCAGGGGCCGGGATGATCCCGACGCACAACACGGAGGCAGGGTCGAATTGGCTCGGCTACATCATCCATCACGCCCCCGCGCCGACGCTCATTCTCTTGCCGACCGTCGAAGTCGCGCGAAGGTTTTCGCGGCAGCGGCTCGACCCGGCGATCCGCGGGACGCCCGTGTTGCGCGAGCGGGTGCGGGAGGCGAGGTCGCGCGACTCGGGGAATACGATGACCTCCAAGGAATTCCCCGGCGGCATCGTGATCCTCACGGGTGCGAACAGCGCGGCCGGGCTCAAGAGCATGCCGATCCGGTATCTCTTCTGCGATGAAGTCGACGAGTACCCCGGAGATGTCGAAGGTCAGGGTGACCCCGTGGGGCTCGCGGAGAAGCGGACCACGACGTTCCCACGCCGCAAAGTCTTCCTCGTGTCCACGCCGACCACCAAGCACCTCTCGCGGATCGAGAAGGAGTACCTCGCCAGCGACCAGCGCCGGTACTTCGTCCCGTGTCCTGCCTGTGGCCGCATGGACTGGATCCGGTGGGAGAACATCCGCTGGGAGCCGAACGAGCCGAAGACCGCGCGTCTGGTGTGCGTGGGGTGCGGCGTGCTGATCGAAGAGCACCACAAGCCCGAGATGCTCGCGCGAGGCGAGTGGCGGGCCACGGCCGCATCGGACACGGGGACCGTGGGGTTCCACGTCTCTTCGCTCTATTCCCCGCTTGGCTGGCGCTCCTGGCCGCAATGCGTGGGGGAGTTCCTCGCGGGGAAGGAAGATCCGTATCGACTGAAGACCTGGGTGAACACCATCCTCGGGGAGACCTGGGAGGAACGTGGGGACTCCGCGGACCCGAACGCGATCCTCGAGCGTGCGGAGCGATACGCGGCCGAGGTCCCGAACGGCGTGGGCGTGCTCGTGGCCTCGGTGGACGTTCAGGGGGATCGCCTGGAAGCGCAGGTCAAGGGCTACGGCGCGAGCGAAGAGTCCTGGCTCATCGCGCACACCCAGATCCACGGGGACCCCGGCCGCGAGAAGGTGTGGCATGAACTCGATGCGTTCCTCAAGCAGCCGTTCACCCACGAGTCCGGGCGGAAGATCCACGTCGAGTGCGTCGCCGTTGACTCGGGCGGGCATCACTCCGAGGAGGTCTACCGGTTCTGCAAGCTGCGATCCCACCGCCGCGTGCTCGCCGTCCGTGGCGGGAACGAGCGCGGGAAGCCCGTGGTCGGGGAGCCCACGCGGCACAACCGGTACCGCACGCCGCTGTTCACGCTGTGCACGGACACCGCCAAGGAGATCGTGATGGCCCGCCTGCGGATCAGCGCGGCTGGCCCGGGGTACTGCCACCTCCCTGAGTGGGTCGACGAGGAGTACGTGGCGCAACTCACCGCCGAGAAGGCCGTGCGGAAGTACGTGAAGGGAAGGGGCACCGTGCGCGAGTGGGTGAAGACCCGGGAGCGAAATGAGGCGTTGGACCTCGAGGTCTACTGCCTGGCCGCGCTCTACATCCTAGGCCCACACTTCGTGAAGAGTCTACCGGAGCGTGCGGCCAGGCTTGCGGTGCCGGTGCCCAAGGGGGGAGAGACGAAAGAGCCTGAGCCCGCGCGGCGTGCCCCCCGCGACCCGGCGATCGAAGAGTATCTCAGGCGTCGCAACTCATGGGTGCATGGGTGGAGTTCGGGCACGGGGAGATGGGTGGATGGGTGGATCTGAAGGAGCGTCTCGCTCGTAGGCGTCCTGAGGCACACACGAGACACTCCGCATGCTAATATCGGTCAGCGATGCGCCTCGTTTACCTAGACAGCAGTCATCTCGTGCTCCTCGAGAAGGCCCTGAAGGCCGGTGCCTCGGACTCCGAGCGCTTCGCGCAACGACTGCGCACGGGTGACTTCATCCTCGCGCTCGGCTTTCCCCATTTCGCGGAGATGGCACGCTCGGAGTTCGCTGAGAGTCGGGGGTTGAGATTCGAGGCGCTCAAGCGTCTTGCCCCGATCAGGTGTGATCTGCCGATGAATGAGGCCATGTTGAAAGCGGGGTTGGTCAACGTTCAGGCGCGCGAGATCTTCGTTGCGATTCTACGGAATGGCAACCGAGAGCCCCCCGCCCTATCAGACCTCGGCTTCCCGAGAATCCTCGATGAGCGTGATGTCGAGGAGCTAGGACAAACTTTCGAACGCGACGACCTCAGGCAAGCATTCCTGACAGTAGAAGCCGTAGTCAGCACGTGGTGCCGAATTGTGAATCAATCTCCACCCGGAGGCGCAGCTGTGACAAAGCTCCGTGACCTCCCAGGGACTCTTCCCGCTGGCGTTGGTGCGGAGGATGTTCTGCAGAACATCGACGGCCTGACGGATCGCTCGTTGAGGGCGCTGAACGAGGCCGATCCTGAACAGAATGAACTATTTGAGAGGATTGCCCCCGGAGAATCAGAAACGATCCGGCAGGAAGCCCGCGCCGGTCTCGACGAGCTGTTCAGGGAAATGGTTGCTCTCGGGCCAAGGGGCGCTATGGCTGAAAAGCTGAGGGTCGATGCATCTGACAAGGCGGTTCTTCGGCAGTCTGTTGAGGAATTGCAGGCACGCTCGGCCTTGAAAGAGCATGTCCTGAGGCTTCTCGCGCAATTGTGCCCGACCGTGGATACGACATTTGCTCATTGGCTCGCCGGGCAGATCCAATTGGAGGATTGCCCTGGGAGATGGCTGAGCTTCCAGGTCGGCCAGGAGATCAGGAGGGCCGAGAGCAGCGCGAAGGCTGGGAATGAGTACGACGTGTGGCATCTCACTTATCTCCCCTATGTGGATCTCTTCTTCGCGGACAAGCGCATCGCCAGGTATACAGAGCAGGTTCGGCAGCGACATCCCGAGTTTCGGTTCTGGCCGCAGCTGAGCCGTCCCATTGCCGTCGAGCAATCCCTGGATGCCCTGATCTCAGCGTTCGAGAGGGAGTCTGATACACTATAGAACTCGTCGCGCGAACTGCCAGCAAGCGCGACCTCGCGGTGCTCGTGTGTCTCGGTGTTGGCGGGCTCCGAGCCGGGGAAGTCGCCGGGCTCCGTGTCCGCGATGTCGAGATCGGGCCCACTCGCGTTCTCCTCCGCGTCACCGGCAAGGGCGACCGCCGGCGAGTCGTGGCGCTCGCCGGTCGTCCCGCCGCCCCGCTGCGGGCGTGGGCCCGTGCTCGCGGGGATGCCGCCCCCGACGCCCCCTGGCTGCTGGCCCGGAGGCCCGTGGACGGTGAGACTCTCCGCGGGCTGGTGGTCCACTCCGTCGACTACATCACCCGCCGCTCCGCCCGCGTGGCCGGGATGGCGGGCGTCCATCCGCATCTACTGCGGCACTGCGCCGCGAGCCACGCGCTCACACGGGGCGTCCCGCTGCACGAGGTGCGAGACATGCTCGGGCATGCGTCGATCGTTACGACGTCGCAGTATCTGCACAGCGTCGCGAGCGTTGCCGCCACCGTCGCGCTGACGTAGACTTCTCGCGGTGGGCGACCGGCCCGTCTCCCTCCCGATCGCGGCGCGGCCGAGCGTCACGCCGACCCGAATCCGCCAACTATCCCATGACAACCTCGGCCCCACGCACAGTCGCCGTGTTCGGCGCATCAGGACGCACGGGACGAGCCCTCCTCGCCGTCGCGAAGGCCGAGGGCGTGCTCGTTCGGGCTCTCTATCGGCCCCAGAGCGCCCCGCAGATCTCGGCGCCGAATGTGTCCGTCATCGCAGGAGATCTCCGGACAGCGGTCGATGTGGGTCGGACGCTCGCCGTCGCGAAGGCCGTCGTGTGCGTATTCGGCCCTCGGGTCACGGTGCCCGACGCGTTCTGCGCGGATGCGACGGCCGTGATCGTCGAGGAGATGAGACGGAACGTGATCGGGAGGCTCGTCTGCGTGACGGGAGCGATGATCGGCGACGGCGCCGGCTGTCGGAGCATGGTGATGGAGTTGTTCACCCGCGTGGTCGCCCGTCGCTACCCGGCCGTGGCTGCGGACCGCGCCAGACAAGAGGAGATCGTCCAGGAGAGCGGTCTCGACTGGCTGATCGTCAAGCCGCCCCGCCTGACGGATCATCCGTAACTCCTCGCCCGACCCCGTCTCGACGCACATGATCTGATCCGTCATCGTTGTTTCCTCGAGAGGAGGGGCGATGATGGACAAGGGAGCTCGTCGGTTTCGGGAACACGCACGTAGGGAGAACC